GCCCGCCTATCCCGTTGTAGAGACTACTACAATGAGGGCCTATAGATAGCGCCCTAACCGTAGACTTTGGTCTCTCCCACCGGAGAATTCCTTCTCCACTCCTCCGTTCACACGGAAGAGTACCATCCCAGTTTGATGTTGACGCTGGGCCGTCCCGAACGGTTCAAGTGTTCCGGATCAAACTGTGGCTCGTCGCCACGCTTGAGCAGAAACTTGAGCAAGGCAGCTGCGTCATCAAGAGAATTTCTTGGTAACACAGCTTTAACCGCGTAACCCTTGACGAGGGGGTTATGCAGCCTATCGCCGACCTTCTCGGTGTCATATCCGAGAAAACTGCGGCGACCTAGCACTGGAGAGGTCTCTAGGACCGTCGGAAAATGTTTAATCATCTTCCGTATCCTAGGATCTAACCATCTCACGGTTTGCCAGTAACCATGCTCATAGAGCTGGTTACGAAGGCTTACCAATGAGATGATCCCAGTAGCGTTCGCACGTGATGTTGGGAATAACTGTCGGACCTTGACTATGGAAACGTCTTGGCCGTCATAGTACTCCTTACCGCAGGATTCTCTGAACTTACCAGTCCAGAAAGACTTGCGCTCATTCACCTTTGCGCCGAAGCGCTCTAGTGACGAGATCACGTGGCGTACATATTCTACAGGGACGATAATATCGTCTCCGTAGACACGCACCTGGTCTGAAAGAGATTTTATCTCCGTCAGACCCAACTGTGTGTTGAGCGCATCTTCGATCCCTAGGAAGATTAGTGTTAATAACACCATTGCTTCCATAGGAAAGCAGAGCGCCGAACCCATAGACGCGAACTTGGCTAGGGGAATAACCCCATGGCCAGGTACATCAGCCTTCGTGGACCTGCAAGCTGAGACCGCCTCACGCAAATGAGGCCAGTCTCGAAGCATGTCCATTACGAGCTGATAGGAGACCCGATCGGAAGCTTCACTCAAGTCGAGTGTTGCTAGTTCGCCTGAAAACGAACCTTCGCAGGCCATACGCTGATTAGGCGTTTGGTCCTTGAATCCGATCATTTTAGACAGATGAAAATGAAACCATCTATCTCGCTTTGAGAGGGGGTCACCCACCTCAATAGCGGCCAGAATGAGCTCCATGACCGACTGCTGCGCATATTGCATAGCAGTAGGCTCAATGGCGATGATTCTGGGGGTCTTCTGCGTTTTAGGCACCGAGATAACCTTGACAGGGATCTCGGCGTCAGGTTCGAGAATGTCAACCCTCTCCAAACTATCGTAGTAACGATAGTTCGGAATGAGAAAGTCTGAAGAACTAAAGACTTTCTCGAGGCGGGCGGGCCAAGTGGACTGTTGATACTTGCCGTTTCCGGTAAGTTTATCAGCAGTACTTCCTGGTCCGTGCTTCGGCACAGCTTCACCGTTGAAGATCTCGCGATCGACTCGGGTGAATACGTGCCGAAAAAGCAAAGCAGACATGCGGCGGAAACGGTGAATTTCTTCATCGGTCCTCCTTTCGTCTGCTTCCCGGACATCCTGCTCACACTCGATGAACTGTCGCATCGCCTTTCTCTCACGAGTATCGCTACTCTTGAGAAAAAGCTTGCTAACAAGCAACGTTAGTTGCCTAATAGCAAGAATTGCGTCGACACTAGGTTCGTCGAGCAACACACCGCTGTTACGGTCGAAAACAAGATCGAGAAAACCTCCTAGAAATAGGGGGAGCTCTCCTCTTTTCCGGAATCCGGTAAAGAGACGACGATCAACCTGGCCTCGGTCAAGACTTCTTTCGAAGTCTTTTCCGAAATCAGGAAGGGTAATGGTCATAAAACCAAAACCCTCGTTTTCGTACCTACCTAGGACTGTTTTCCAGTCCATGGCGGCGCTTGTACAACATCTGATAGCTGATTCATCAGCTATCTCTTTCCAGAGATGCAATAGGCTTTTCAAAGCCCCTCCTTAATAGAGGTCGCTTTCCTAGCCTATAGCTGGGCTCAGAAACGCTGTCGCTTAGATCGCTCTCTCGTTATCCAAACGTGAGCTGCATCAAGCAACAAGTCGATAATTATCTTAACGACTTGTGACAGCACTCTCGAGCAGATTCCAGATAAAGATAGCCCACATGATGAGGATCAAACTGAACCCCATCAATTTAAGGGCGAATCCGCAGTCAGGAATCAGTTCTCGCCAGCAAGTAGCTTGCTGACGAGCGCGTCCGAAGATGCGGAAAGCTGCGTCTTAAACCCCTGCCAAATGGCCAGGGCCTCAGCCGCAGTGTAACCGACGATGGGCACGTCGAAAACGACGTAATTGCTCATCCCCACCTTCACGTTCGTCGAAGTGATGAACGGGTCGGTGGTGATCTTCGAATGCTCGAGCCGGAGAACTCGCCGATTCCTCTTCCCGTAGGAATTGGAAGCGGTGAGCTTCACCAGACCGTCCGAGGACATGTACTCAGATCCGTTGTTGCCCGTGTTGACACGGGGCAACGAAATCGGGGTACCCGAAATCGTAACGGTCTGGGGGTCTGAAAACGCCATAGGCGATCTCCTTTGCCTTCTCTATGCAGAAAAGGCGATTTGGTGGTTTACGGTAGTGTCATTACTACCTCTACCATCGGGTCAAGCCCAATGCCAGAGATATGGCCTGTTGGCGGATGGTTAGTCCGTCAAACGTAAGGCCAAACCCAAAGGGGTTTGCCCTCCTGCGTATCTTTGTCTCTGTGACAAAGGTTAGCGGGGTAGCACGGTTTCTCGAAGGAATAAGTTCCTTCGGAGGACCGTGGGTATAGGTATCTTTCACTATGGTATGTTCCATAATGTACCCATACCGCATAACCAGACCATCGATGGCCCAATCGGTGATGTTTGAAACAACATCACCTGTGTTGGTGAACCAATCGATAGCCCAGCTCCAAGGGGACAAGTTCCAGACTACGTCTGGCGTAAGTGATAGGCCAAGAAGTTTCTTAGCCTCCTGTGCATGACGTGCCATAGCCGCACGGCCACCATAGCCGCTTGGCATATGATACGTGAATGCACCGGAAAACCACCTACGTTGGGTCTTCTCACGGACCCTAACTACGTCACCCTTAGAAGTTCCATCGAGTGTACTACCTCCCCATTGGCTCGGCCCGTAAGGGTCGATACCTGTGGATAGGGTAGTCACCTCGGAACTTCTGAGTACCGGGAAGTGGTACTGACGTCGAACCTGGCGGCCGGAATCTCGCTCATACTGTTCAAGAACAGTGTTAGCGTGATTCACAGCATATGCGAATTTACGCATATCGCTGATTATCGGCTTCCATCCGAATTCACTGTTAAGATACTCCGAACTTGCTTTCTTAGCCAAGCTCGTCTTATCTTTCCAAAGGGTGTGACCAATCAGAGCAGGCAAGCCTTCTCTGAATAGTTCACCCAAGAATACGGAAGCGTCAGCCACTGAGTTAGTGGGCTTGCATTTAGCAACGGCGCTAGCCCCCAACGCATCAAGTTGAGCATTGCTCGAATTGAGAGGCGGTGGGTATCCCTTTTGGGATTGGTTAGGCGTCGTAATGCCAAACGTTGACGATGGCTGGATGGGCCAGATAGGGCCGGTATAACTACCGGATATCCTTTGCTGGACTCCACCCGCCAAGGTGTTGATCTTCGATGACGTAGCAGTTTTACGGTGATCCTGAGATACGGTTGTATCTAGGGGCACAACGTAAGTCCGCTGCGTAAAGAAGTCACCACCAACGTCACCCAAAGCATTCCCTTTACGGGGACGCTGTTTGAATGGGTGCCCTTCCGAGACAGTGATCTGTCTCCCCTTGATCTGTTCTAACGACCCACTACCCTGATTTGTATTACTGTTTCCAGTATTCAAATTAGTGGTAGTAGTCCTTCCAGACCACGTACCTAGATGGTATACGGTCTCTCGGGACCGGGTCGTCGGTTCTTTCAAGGGCGGTACAGCTCCTTTGGAGAGTTTCCCCCCTCGCGGGGGGCGGTGTATGTGCACTGCGTCTGGCGGCCGCTCCTAAGCGGCC